CGATAAGTTTTTATAAGCCACTTGAAGCTCTATTCTTGTTCCATTGTAAATCTGGTGTTCCCAGTATTTGTTCAAATTGCCTTCATGTTCAAGTTATATCTTTAGTGCATAATTCTTTTAGATAGTCCCTTTCTGGACGACTGAAATGATTTAGGTGTATATCCGGATTGTTCGTATATTAGCTTGCTTTTATACGCGTGAAAAGGATTCCCGACTATTGTTTTATGAAACGAAAACAACTTTAATTTATATTGTAAGTGTATACCCTGGATTTTTGGGTGTTGATTAAATTAAGTTTATTAATTTAAGTTATGGATCTACTTTTAAATATTAATTGTATATTGTCTCTATCGAATAAATTTTGGTTGTTTATTGAATATTTTTCTATGCAAGTTAGGCAACGTCGATTTGGCTGGTGTTGTACTATGGTGCCCGAGTATTTCTGGTTACAAAGATTGGAAGCCAATATTCTTATAACTACTTTACAAACTTTTGTTTTGTCATTCATTTGACTTTTGTGTTTAGTAAAGACTTATTATGAATTTGGTGTTATTGTCCCTTCTAGCCGGATAGGATAGATAATATTCTTGGGAAATAAATGATAAAAATTTATTACGGGACTTTATTATGTTCTTATTTGAATTTAGTGAAGTAATGGCGATTAATATTCGTTTGACATAAAAATCATCAAATAAAAATAAAATGAAGATGACGTCTAATATGAATAATATTACCAGCCGCCCCCTCCCAGTTAACTTGGTACCGACCCTCTCAGAAATTGCTTTGAATGTTATCGCTGCTCACGTAAATAGTGAAATTGATACTGGATTTGAGTGTTTGGGTGATTATCATAAACGATTGTTGTTGATGAACACCTCGATGGAGAATTCTTTCCATTTGGATAATGATGCTTTAACGCAAAATTATTTCTTTCAACCTCATCCTGCCATTGTAATTTTTGTTGGTTGGTCGGATATTAAGTACCGCGATGAATTTTCTGAAAATTGGATCCATCGTGTAGTAGTTCCAAATTCTCTTATTCACCCCTGGTTTAGAATTGTTGAAGAACCTCGTTTCTATCCAGTGAGCTTACCTTTCTTCTTGTATCTGAAGAAACGGTTTTGTGATATGTTGCAAACACCGCAACGTATTTTGAAAGAGAGATATTTTGGAATCGTTCCAACAGAGCCTTTCTCATGTTTTTGGTACATGTTTAAGGATTTACCTGACGAATGTGATTATGCAGGCGATTTCTTTCGCTTATTGTTGTCCGGTGATGTCGAATTAAACCCCGGCCCCGTACAATCTCTACCGTATGCGCGGAATTATAATAACGACCCTAGATACGCGCGGTACGATGCACAAATAACACGTCAGAAGCAGAAGATAACGGCGATATTGAAGAAGATACGTCAGGACATCAAGGCAGAAAGTCGAGGTGTTCATTGCCAAATGTTTGATTCTGTGCGTGGTTGGTTGAATTTTCCAAACAAAATAAATGCCCAAACGGATGTTTTGTTGGATTTTCTAGACACGCAATTACCAAAAATTCAGAATGAGTTGGAATCAGTAGCTCAATGACCATGGATAAAATTGAAAATATATCTCAAAAAATTATTTCTATTACTTTGGTTGTTACTTTGGTTTATTGGTTAATGCAAAATGATCATAATCGCTCAGCGATATTGGTAATTTTAGCAGCGGCAGTGCAATTTTTCCAATTACCAGAAAGGATTACTGGTTTAGTTCGACAAATTCAAAATATGATGCGATTGGCAGAATCTCAGAACCGCACCCAGGGAATCATGGAGGATGTTGTGTATAGTCCGTGGTTTGGTTTGTGTGGTCAAATTATTTTTGCTACTTTAGCCTTCGTTGGTATTGGCCAAATTCCTGGCAAAAAAGATTGGGATAATTATATTCTACGTCTCGATCGAATCCCGAAAGCTATTGCTGGTGCTACTAGAATCTCAGAATATTGTTCGCAATATTTCAATTTGGCTTGTGATCAACTTAAGATGTTGGTCTTAAATAAAAGTGAGGCTGAATTGGGACACGTCAAGGCTCTATACGCGGAAATCTATGCGTGGGCTGATGATGTTGTCAAATATTGTAATTTGTCTGAACGAGGTAAAATAGACGAGAGTGTTGAAACTGCGCAATATGTTGAAAGATTATATTTGCGCGGATTGTCGTACAACAAGGAAAATATTACGGATCGTCATATTTTGCATTTGATTAAAACGACACTTCATCCTGCCGAATTGTTGTATAAATACGTTAACCGCTCTCCTAGTCGTGGAGCTGGTCCGCGTATGCGTGCGATAAACGTTTGGCTCAATGGTGAATCTGGCGTTGGTAAGTCTGAGGTTGTTTATCCATTATGCATAGACATTTTGCGTGCTATGGGTATTTATACTTCTGATTACCATGCTTTGGTTTATCCTCGTTTTGTAGAAACGGAATTTTGGGATGGCTATCATAACCAAAAAATTGTGGTTTATGACGATGCTTTTCAGTTGAAAGATGATAAAACTGCCCCAAATCCTGAGTACCATGAAGTGATCCGTGGTTGCAATACTTTTCCTCAGCATGTGCACATGGCTGCTATTGATGACAAAAATACTTTCAATGTTGCTGAGGTTAATATTTATACTACGAATAAGATGAATGTTCAAATTGAATCTCTTACTCATCCTGATGCTTTTTATACTCGTATGCAGGATTATGCATATTGGGTGAAACCCAAACCAGAATATGCCAAACATACCGTGAATGAAAACGGTGTTGTTCGTGTGTCATTGGATAAAACAAAATTGAATCCAGATGAAGCAATTGATTTAGGTGCGTATCATTTTCAAAAGATGAAACGTGCTGATAACATTGCCCAACCATGGGTACCCGATGGTGAACCTATTGAATTTAATCAATTACGGGACGTCATTTGTGGGGCCTGGAAACGTGAAAAGCGGAATTTTTTGGAGAAATCCAAATGGTTGGCAAAATATGCGATTAGAAATCAGATGACACCGGACGAGGAAGTTCGTGAAATGTTATTATCGGTGCCAAGTCCAGATGAATGGTACCTACGCTCGAATGATTCCATGGCATTTTACTGGTTGACGGATGAAAAGAAGCGCACTATGTCTCAAACGGTTTGGAATGCATTGTTCGAAAAGGACATTGATGATCAACTTCAAAATGGTCGGTCCTGGGAGGCTATCGATTATAGATATGCTGAGGATCCAATCATTTTTGAGCATTTCTGTGTTTATCAGGAAACTGTGAAGATGGTGAGACCTGTTTCACAATGGAAGCAGTTTGCTGATAGAATACATAAATCGATGAACACTGTTGGTGTAAAGTTGGCTGAATTGACCACACGTGCTACGAAATATTTACGTGAAAATAAATTTATTTGTGTAGTTGGTTTGATTGGTGTCACTCTCACCATGTTTGGTGTTTATGAGGCTTTTCGCTTTTGCAATCGTAATGATGAAGAGGAGGCTGAAGATACAAGAATTGTTGAGGTCAGCAACTCTGGTGATTCAAAAACGGCAAAAGCTGTGCGCCCTGTTGTGGTTGAGGTAGGTACTTCCGGCGACCCTAAAACGCAAAAGATACAAAGGGGACCACGTGTGGAAACGGGTAGAACTTTCGCAGCACGTAAATTGGATGAGCTTTCTATTGCGCAAGGTTGTAATGACCAAGCTGCTCATGCATTATCCACCGAGTTATTGCGATCAAATACATATCGCATGTCTTATTTTAAAAAACTTGGTGACGAGGAAAAACGTGTGGAAATTGGCAATTGTACTTTTATTACTGGCTATACCATTGTTATGCCGTACCATTTCTTACGAGCACTATTCGGACGTGGTCTACCAATAGATACCCTTATTTGTTTGTCCCAGGATGGACGAGAGGATGTGACGCGAGTACCATTATCTCATTTTTATAAATATGATGAATCGGAAATGGTATTGACCGACCGATGTTATCACGCGTTATTCACTAATGGTGAACATCGCGATTTGGTATTCGTAAATTTACATCATTTCGTCGAACCGAAACGAAATATAATCCGACATTTTGTAACAAAGGAAGATCAGGTAAAATTGTCACGGGCGTATACTGCTGGTGCGTTGGCTACCTTCCATAGATCTGCGAGTGGTCATTTGACTCGAGCTTATCAATGGTTGTGTAAAATTAAGGCTTTAGATCGCGCCATAACAATAGAATATGCAGACAGTGATGATATACCCTCTTACCAGCAAAGAGATTGCTACAAATATGAGGCACCTACGCAAGTTGGAGATTGTGGTGCCATTGTTGGAGTATATAATAGTCGGATGGAGAGAAAGTTGATTGGTATGCACATTGCTGGAAATGAACACAGCAGTGTGGGCTATGCTGTGCCTGTAACGCAGGAATTGATTCAGGATGCGTTGGATGCAATGGGGAAGCAGAATATTGCAAATGTGCAGTGTTGCTTCGACATACCATCAAATATTGATCCCACTGTTGAGCCAGAAATGCCTGAAGGTTTGTTTATTCCTGTTGGAAAAGCAGACAAGAGGGTAAATGGTTCAAGCAAGACAAGTATAATTCCATCAAAATTACATGGAAAAATAACGGAACCGACAACACGCCCAGCCATTTTAAAACCTGTGATGGTTGATGGAGTCCTTACAGATCCGTTGAAGAAAGCACTCAAAAAGTGTGGAGGTCAAACGACTGTAATTGATCCAGAGATTGTCAAAGCGGCTGCGCAGGATGTGAGTCGAATCGTAATGACAAAGTTTAACGAATCTGTAGATGTTGATAAATACAGACGGGTTTTGACATACGAGGAGGCTGTTCGTGGTACGTTGGATGATCAGTTCATGAAAGCTGTGTGTAGATCAACATCACCGGGTTATCCATATATGCTTAACAACAAAGGCATGCCTGGAAAGACTCGATGGATGGGTAAGGATGAGAAATTTGATTTTGAATCTATGTATGCCCAACAATTGAAAGCTGACGTTGAGGAACTGATTGAGGATTGTGCACAAGGTGTCATACGCAATGTATTTTGGGTAGACACAAAGAAGGATGAACGGCGAGAGAATGCTAAGGTGGATGCTTGCAAAACGAGATCGTTTGCAGCTGGGCCTCAACATTTTGTTGTTGCTTTTCGAAAGTATTTCTTGCCTTTTGCGGCGTGGTTGATGCACAATCGGATTGATAATGAAATCGCTGTTGGAACAAATCCATTCTCCAACGATTGGGAGCGATTGGCAAAACGATTAAGATCGAAGGGTCCCAAAGTTATTGCTGGCGATTTCGGTAATTTTGATGGTTCTTTGTTGGATCAAATTATGTGGTCGATGTTTTGGGAAATTTTTTACCCGTGGTTTACAACATTCATTGACCCTAACACTCCCGAGGGACGACGGGAGTTGAACATCTGTATTGGTTTGTGGACTCATATTGTATACTCTGTTCACATTTTTGATGATAATGTCTATATGTGGACGCATTCACAACCATCTGGAAATCCATTTACCGCAATTTTGAACTGTTTGTATAACATGATCATTATGCGTATAAGTTGGATTAAAATTATGAGGGAATGTGCTCCGCAATATAGTTCAATGGCTGACTTTAATCGTTATGTGGCCATGATTGCATATGGTGATGATAACGTGTTGAATATAGCAGATGCTGTTATCAACTTGTTTAATCAAGAGACCATCACTGCAATGATGAAAACCATTGGTCATGAATACACTGATGAAACTAAGTCTGGACATGCGATAAAATATCGATCGCTGGATGACGTACATTTTCTTAAGCGAAGTTTTCGGTTTGAAAAGGAGCTTATGAGACATGTTGCACCATTGAGAAAGGACGTTATTTATGAGATGTTGAATTGGACACGAAACAATACTGTCGATCCCGATACCATCCTAATGGATAATATTGATATTGCTTTCCGCGAAATCATTTTGCATGGGGAACCTGCTTATGATGAATTGCGTGAATCAATTCTCAAACATGCTGATGTTTTACCAAGTCGGCCATCAATATTAACCTTCCAAGAATACATGCATGATTTCAAGCTTTTGAAACACAGTGTGTATGACTTTGGAGAAAAATAAATAAATTGGTAAAAGAAAACAACGTTATGGATGTGATCTTCATTTGTTATGAAATTGAAGTGAGAGAAAAACATATGAATGCTATCTATAATATGTGGGTGGATTATTTAATCTTACTACCAGGATGCCCATTGGCAGTCCCAAATAAATCCAGGTTCACTTCACTTCATAGCTGATTGAGTGGTCACTATGATTAATAAACACTTGCTACAACTTCAAATAATTTAAACGAACAAAATCAATTAACTACGATGCAGGAGGAAGTGACGCGTTTTGTCGATGAGGGAGTCATTCCATCTTCTGATGCCGTTCCAACTATTGTTGATATTTCAACAGATTTCAAGGACATGTCTCTTCGCGAATCTCGCGATCATGACATTAAAGCGTTTTTGAAACGACCGATATTGATACATAGTGACGAGTGGACATCAACTACGGCTTCGGGAACTCAAATATATACGGCAAATTTTCCAGAGACATTGATTGCAAACAGCATGTATCAGGAAAAATTGAAGGGTTTTGTTGGCCTTCGTGCTACTTTAGTGGTGCGAGTTCAGGTCAATACACAACCGTTTCAACAAGGTCGTTTAATGTTGCAGTATATACCATACGCACAGTATTTGGGTGATGCTCGTGTCAACATGATAAACAACTCCTTACAGGGACGATCTGGTTGTCCTCGTACTGATTTGGATGTTAGTGTTGGTACTGAAATCACTATGCGCATTCCTTATGTATCTCCACATTTGTATTATAATTTAATTACCGGACAGGGTTCTTTTGGTTCAATATATTTAATAGTTTACAGTCAGCTCCGTGATGAAGTTACGGGAACTGGTAATGTTGAATATTCGGTGTGGGCTCACTTGGAAGATGTTGAAGTCGAATTTCCCACTGGTGCCTCCATTTACACTGGAAATGCGCCTAATGTGGTTAAAACGGTTCAACGAATTTTACGTGATCCAGCCACTCGAGTTACTGAACTTGATTTACAACCCCCTGAACGAATTTATGCCCAGATTTTCTCAGAATTGATGGATATGAAAGAGTCAGGATTGATCTCTAACTCGTTTGGAACTTTATCCGATGGATTAAATACATTATCGGACTTGCCTGTTATTGGAAAATTTTTACAAGCTCCTTCTTGGATTTCTTCTCAAATTTCAAATATTGCTCAGTTGTTTGGCTTCTCCAAACCAACTTCACAGGCAGTACCGTGTGATACAAAATTGCGTGGACAGACGCGTATGGCAAACTATAATGGTGTTGATATGTCTCATAAGATGGCACTTTCTGCTAATAATGAGCTTGAGACGCGTCCTGGTTTAGCTGGTACTTCAACTGACGAGATGGCATTGTCAGCTTTTACGTCGATTCCAAACTATTGGACACGCTTCACTTGGAGCGTTGACCAATTGACTGGATCGACTTTGTATCAGGATCTGGTATCTCCTATCAGAATACAAACAACTGCAACCGATGGAGTGTATAACACCACCCATATGGGTTATGTAGCGAACGTACACACTTATTGGCGAGGGTCAATAGTGTATACGTTTAAGTTTGTAAAAACCAATTTTCATACTGGACGTCTTCAAATTTTGTTCGCACCATTTTGGTATGGTGGTGATTCTCGACCAATAGGTGGTTATTGTGATCTCAATAAGTGCTATCGTGCAATTGTTGATCTTCGTGAATCCACTGAGGTTTCGTTCACCGTTCCATATGTTTCCTCTCGTCCTTGGATGTTTACAACTCGTCCAGACGCACCTTGGTTAACTAATGGTACTGTATCTGATTTTTACAATTATAATTGTGCAACTGGAATGGTACGCGTTGATGTTTTGAACAAACTTGTAGCTGGCCACAATGTTTATCAAAGTATTGATTGCATTGTTGAGGTCAGTGGTGGGCCGGATTTAACATTCGCTGGTCCAACTTGCCCAGATTTGTTACCATATAACGCTCCAGCTTCGGAACGTGTTGTGGTACAAATGATGGGTGATAATGAGGCTGTTCAAAGAAACGATGCTCAACTTGGGAAAATGCCAGACTCAATAGCTAATGGTTCTATTTCTCAAAATTGGTCTCCCGAAGCATTGTGCATTGGCGAGAAGATCGTTTCTATCAGGCAACTGATTAAGCGATTCTCTCCCATTGCTGATGTGGAAGTTGGTGATGAGATGATTCAAAAGGTCGTCGTGTCACCATATTCTTTTCCGGAACCAGCATCTGCAACTGCATACGTTTCAATGCCATACTATTCTATGTTGCAATATTTTTATTATATGTTTGGCTTTTATCGCGGGGGGATGCGTATAAAAGCTTATTACCGTGAACCTGTAAATGGTGAAATCAATCCCAGACGTAAACTTAATCAATTCGTTGATTCTGTTTTGTTAACTTCTGCTGATGATCAAATGAATGATGTGATTGATGCCCTTGAAACCATAACCGGACCAGGAAATTCGGTCGTACAGGCTTTGAATGTCACCAATGAGCCATTGTATGCGGGTGCATCTTGGCAAACTGTTGATACCAGCTTGGAAGGTTTGGTTGAACTTGAGGTTCCATATTATAACATATCTCACATTACTCCTACATCAATGGCTTTGATTGGAGAAAAACCAACTCAGATGGATTTAATCTATCGTGGTTTGATTCCACCTAGTCTTTTGATCATGGACGCAGATACTTCTGGTGGAGATTCGCTATTCAATGTCAAGGTCTTTAGGGCTGCGGCAGATGATTTTTCATTTCTCTACACTTTGGGTGTGCCCCAATTGTATCGCAACGAACCCCCCCCTACTCCTCCTCCAGGATCCACTTTGGAAACTGGCTCAATATACTTACCTGATTAAGATGTAATGGATTTTAAATATATTGAATTGGATGTGATTCGGTCATCTTACCCTAATTACACGGGTGTTTTTATCTTTATTTTGTCCCTTCTGGACTCATTTTAAATTAAATTTTAAATTAACTAAATTTTTTTAGTCGGAGTCCTTTTGGACTAACG